CCGCTATCGCGGCTTCCTCAGAGGTACCCCCCTCTTTCCCCCCTAGAAGCAAGCACCTTTTTTGGAAAACCGGGTTAATTGATGTGTCTCCTTTTGGTTGGTGGTCTCCTTTTATGGGTGGGTGTCCCCTTTCTAGGTCCAGGAATAGACACCAGAATCCGAGAGAATATCATCCGTGGAGAGGTCCGAAAAGCTCTTTCCGGCAACAAGCATGTCGGTAGCAAGGGTTGGCTGCTCCAAAAAGGCGTCAATCATGGTGTTCCATTCGTGTCGTTTGTTCTGGATATGGGCCTCCTTTGCGGAGATAGCAAGGACATCCTGAAAGTGTTTGACCCCAAGGGCAAGTGCGTCAATCCTGTCGTCGTGGCGGACGGCCCCCTTCTCCCGACACATGCGGGTCAGCTGGTACATCAGCATCCGTGGAAGGCGTTCTTCGGGTGCCTGCTCGGGGTTGCTGCGGTAGTCCCAATCGATGAGGCGTTGGTCAATGATCAGTCGATGCTGATTAAGGACCGGCTCCAGGGTATCGATGATGCGGTCTTCCTTTCTTGTGGTGGCGCGTGACTCCTCAAACGCCATCCCAACCTTCATTTCTTGGGCGTGCTTCTTCATCAACTCCATCACCGCCCCGTCACCAAAGTTGGATTCGATGAGACACATCTTACTGCCGTATTGGCGGCTGCGTCTAAGGATCTCCCTAAGGGTAGCATCCGAGTATCCATCCTGTGTAGCAAAGATGTCTCGGATGAAGAGGTAGCCGTTGATCTGTGACAGAATGATGGAGACGGTTTCGTCCTTGCCCCTACCGGAGGGGTCAACTGCCGTGATGGTGTCGTTCCAGGGGATGTATTCTGAGACAGCCTTTGGCCTATGCCACCGATCACCAGGAAGGGCAACGGCGGGAAGATCGAGAAGGGTCTCCTTGTCAGAACCCCAGATCACATCCGATGGTCCCTTTTGGGAATCCAGCGGCAGAACCGAAAAGTCACTGAGCTTTAGGGGGAACTTGAGGGCGTCACTCAGGCTGGTATCCAGCATAAACTGAAGCATAAAGTTGCTTCGACTCATGCTTTGTTCTCGCTCCAGAAGGTTGATTTCCGAAAAGCGAGTATCCGTTGGTGTCCAGGAAAGTTTGTCCAGTCCCTCACGGTTGATGTCGTCTTGGAGGTCCTTGGCCAGCACGTCCTCGTATCCGACAAGGGACTTTGGATAGCGAGCAGGCCAGACCATTGGTTGGTAGTTGCGTTCCCGCAGCGTCCGGTAGATGGTGAAGGTAGTCTGCGGTGTTCCAAGAAACACGATACGGCTGTCCTGCTTAGGGGTCAGCACGGACTCACCCTCCGTCACGAGCTGCAAAAGTTTCTCTCGCATGAGGTCCGTAGCAGAGTTGCTTGGGACTTCCACGTCATCAAAGATGATCAGGTCGGCACGAGAACCGGTAAGTTGTCCCGTAATACCAACACTTTTTACTGACGGTGACTGAGCAGGCCGACACCCACGCACATCAAACGACACACGACTCCAGCGTTGGTCATCGTCCTGTGGAGTCAGGTGGTTGAGCCAGGAGATTTCAATGAGGCACTTTTGGCAGAAGATGGTAAAGTCGTCGGCACGTTGCTTGCTGGCCGACACCACCATGATCTTCTTGTCGCGGTCCCGAAACAGGATCCACAGGGTAAAGGCAGCAGCAATCCAGCTCTTTCCTAGTCCCCGAAATGCTTGGATCTGGAGACGCTTTGGGCCGCCTTGAAGATAATCCGCAATGGCAATCTGTGCTCTTGTTGGACGAGGCAGGTCTAGCGACTTCCATACAAGAGACAGGAACAAAGGGAAACTAGCCCGTAGACGCTCCTCTAAGGCCGCTGTTTTTTGATCCACGATAGAATGTATTTGTAAGGGGATAAAGGGGCCAAGGAGAAGCTCCTAGACCCCGATGGTGGCTATTTACGCTTCTGGCTCTTCCCAGCTTTGGAAAGGGCAATCGCAATGGCCTGCTTTTGGGGACGACCCTCCTTTACCATCTTGGAGATGTTTTTGGAGACCGTCTTCTTTGAAGATCCACGAGAAAGGGGCATCTTACTTCATCTTGGTAGTATACTTCTTACCTTTCCAAGTGAAGGTGCTCTTGCCAGCCTTACGGGCAGCAGCAAAGGAGGAATCAAAGTTGGATGCCGAAGAACCAGATGCTGATTTGGCTTTACCAGAACCAACAACAGGGCTGCCTTTGATGGCAGCAGCTTTACGGACAGCTGCGTCACGAGCGCCCTTAAACTTGGAAGTAGAGCCAGCAGCAGCGGCAGAAGCAGCAGCTTTACGGCCCATATCCTTTACGGATTTACCACCCCGAAGGTTAGTTTGCTTACCAGTGCCAGCGGCTTTGGTACGCTTAACTTCTTCCTTACTAACACCATACTTTGCAAGTTCGCCAACCGCAAGAGCAGCCCCCACTGGGGTAGCAAATTTACCAACGTTGGCAGCAGCCAAAGCACCCTTAAGGGCACCTTTAGCGGCTCCTTTGCTGGCCAATCCACGAGCCAGGTTACGGATAGCGGGACCAGCCTGAGCACCAGCCCGATCCGCCACTCCACGGCCTGCTTGTGCAGCCCTAGTAGTCATTGAAGGGCCAGCAGCTTTAGGAGGTGGCGTCGCAGGACCACGACTACGCAGGACATTACTACGAGTGCCTTGAGCTGCCTGTTTAATTTTAGCTTCCGCAGCAGCGCGACGAGTTGAAGCAGGGCGCCGCCCAGTTCCACCAGCAGGAGGGAGAGCCCGTGGAGGGGATTTAATTCCGCCGCTGCTGGTGGTCACCTTGGCGGAACCTGATCTGCCACCACCCGACTGGGTAACCTTTGCCTGACTGATGGACTGGCGATTGGCTCGGCCAGGATTCTGACCCGTGGTTGGGGGCTTGCTGGCGCGGCGGGTGGAGCGATTTTTAGAAGAAGTAACTTTTGCCATTTTAAGAAATACCTCAGGCGTTGATGGGGCCGGTGGTGGTTGCCACGCGGATGGAGAAGCCAGAGCCGGTGCCACCAATAGTAGCAGCAGCTGCGCTCAGGATTTCGGTCACGTCGTAGCCAGAGCCACCGCTGACGAGGGTTACAGTCGTCACGGCACCACCCGACACAACGATGTTTGCGGTTGCGCCAGTACCCGTACCACCCGTCAGGGCCACACCGTTATAGGTGCCGTTGGTGTAAAGCGTACCACCAACAAGGGTGTTGAGGGTCAGGATGCGGCCCTGAACCACATCAACGCGGGTTACACGACCGGTCTTGTTTGCGTTGTTCGAGGAGGGAATACGATCGGTCCGACGAACAGTACGGATTGCGGTCTTACAGGCAGCAACGGTACCGTTAACAGCAACGGTCGTGGCGGTGGTAGCGAAGGTAGCGGGAACGGTGGTCGTCGTGGTCACACCACCCGACACGTTAACAGTGGTGTGCGTCCGGTTCTTGAGTTCGTCCTCGCTCTGACGACCAGGAGCCGTCGAGATGTTGCCGTAGCTGGAACCGCCTGCGGGAAGAGTAGCCATTTGATTTACCTAAAAAGAATTAAGTTAGTACTAACCGGTAGTCCAGGACAGAACCCTGGAGAAGTTTTTGTGGTCAAAGAAGTCTTGACCGACCCACCACGCTAACCAGTGGTTCGAACCTTTAGACTGGTTACAACTGCGGCAAGCAGGCACAACATTCTTTAGGGTGTCGTGCCCGCCGTGGGTCTTTGGATGGACATGATCTAGCGTCAAATTGTCAGAAGAGCCACAGTAGACACATTGGTTGTTCCAATGATCCTTAATGGCTGATCTCCATTGACGTTTTGCCTCTGCGCTAGTCATGGCTTTTAGGTGGAAGAGGTAGTCAGAAGGGGCTTCCAGAATCATCGATCCTGTGTGGGTTACTTCTTAGTGGATTTGCCGTTGTGTCCATTCCGGGCGCGGTTCCGTTTTGGGCTTTCGAGAACCATACGCCCGTCTCTTGTGTGGGAGAGGTCTTTGCCACCCTTCCCAGCAATTCCTCGCTTCCGTCGTTCCGTCCACCTCTCCTCCGAGGCATTTTTGACGGAAGGTTTCTTATTCAGTTTTCGTTGATAGGCCGCCTTTTTAGCTGCTGCCTCAGGATTGGCTGCGTAATACTTGGCGGACTTACTTTTTGCTGGGGCCATCTTCTACAAAGACGTAGTTTTCCAGGCGTTCCAAACGTTGGTTGGCTGCGTCGGCTCGATTGACCAACACATCCACCGACTTAGCGATATTGTGGAGGGTCACGAGATGCCATCCAAACAACCCAAGGGCCGCTGTGGCAATCAGATTTCGAACTGTTTCTTGGAGACCATCCCCATTATTACCGGATTGCACGTTCGAGGTCCTCCATTTCCAATTCTAGGGAATCAAAAAGTGCCGACAGGGGAGAACCCATCGTGGCCAATCCAGTAATGTTGTTCTTGGACAGCCAATCGGCGGCTGCCTTGAGGTCCTGCGTCGTTGCAAGACCCCCTTTGATGCGGCTGATCAGCTCGTTAGTGACCAATCCATGCAGTTCGTTGAACTGATCTTCGGTTGCACGTGTCATACTCTAAAGGAGCCCTTTCCTCCTGATGTAAATTTGCCCAAAATCCACTCATTTCGACCTCTAGGGACCGGTGTGGGCACAAATGGTTGTCGATTTGGGCGGTAAACAATGTCCCTTGTTTGAACATATACCAACAATTCCAAGCTACCGGCGTTGAGTGTCCTGATAGCGAAA